ACAGTAATTCAAACAGTAATTCAAACAGTAATTCAAACAGTAATTTAGACAGTAATTCAATAATGCAAACATATTACAAATCTAAGAGTTCTAAGAGTTCTGAGAGTTATCTTAATAATATAAAAAAAATTAATCACGAAATACAAAATGAAATTAATATAAATAAAGAAAATACCGCACTATTATATGATACAGTTACAAAATGGTATGAATCCGTAAAATCAAAAAATATTAATATTTTAATATGTCCTGATTTTAAAAATAATCTTCATTTTAAAAATATAGATATGGATGAATTGTTAAATAATGAATTTACCAGTGAAGAATCAAAACTTGTGAATACAACAGACAAAAAATACTATGATACTGAAACATTATGGAAAACATATATCAAAATATTATTTAATATTAATGATTTTGGATTTATTTTACCTGAATCTGGTTCAAATATAAATTTAGAATATACTAAAATTCCGCTATTTAAAGTTGTTACAGTTGTTGATAAAAAAAATTAATTAAATTAAATATTATATATATATATATGACACTTAAAAAATATAGAAAATCACATAACAAAAATAAAACATATAAAAAAAATAAAACACATAACAAAAATAGAAATATAAGAAAACGAACAATGAAAGGTGGCAAAGTTATACCTTTAAATACATTAATTTTAGATACTCCATTAATGTCTCCTACATGGAGAGCAAATTTAAATACTTTAACTACAATTCATGACCCACGAAATACTCCAATCGAATTATATGGTAGTTCATTGCCTATAGATTTATTTCAATGTTTTAGAACATTTTCTTATTATATGTATTTAAAAGAAATAAATAGAATCATATCATTACAAGATTGTAAAAATACTGTAGGACATAATAGACGTAAATGTCCACCATTAAATGAAAATTTTGAAGATCTAATGTGGGACCTAAATAAATCTATCGATACAAGCAATATAAATAATAATAATGTTCAATTTATAAATATTAATATTGATGATATGACTTCTGGAACATTATGTGCTTGGTTACAACTTAATACATATAATTATGATGCAGCTGGAGAGAGAACTTTAGTTCATTGTTTAGCAGGATTTGGACGTACAGGAACTGTTTTATTATTTGCTTTGTTTAAACGTATAATACAATCAGGAGTTTTAAATATTAATATATTAAGTCAACAATTTTTAGGTTGTGCTGATAGTTCTACTATGTATGATTTTTTAATGGATATGTTAACACACGCCATAGGACTCGATAATCAAAATAATGGACAACAAATTCAAGGATTAATAAATCAATTTGATACTAATAGAATTATACGTGAAGTATTTAATTTTAGTACTACTCACAAACAATCATTATTAATAGCAAGAATTAATAATATTATAGCAATGTTAGCACTACAATTACCAGATCAAACACCATTATATTTATATAATTATAAATCACATCGAATTAATCGCCATCTACGTAAAAGTAATATATTTGTGCCAATGCTAGTTAATTTTAGTATGGTAGATATGTATTCACCACAAGCACAAGGTAGTTATGGTTTTATAGGAATAGCACCTTTAATACCAACACCAGTAATACCAGCACCAGCACCAGTAATACCAGCACCAGTTATTCCACCACCACCACCACCACCAGTAGTAATACCAGCACCAGTAATACCACCACCACCACCAGTAATACCACCACCACCACCACCAGTAATACCAGCACCAGTAATACCAGCACCTGTTGCACCACCAGGTGGTAATCCATTTTCAAATTTAAATAACTATGGAGCAGTACCTGGTTATGGATTAGTACCTGGTTATGGAGCACCTGGTTCAGGAGGTTTAATTTAATTTTATAACAATTTTAATAATTAAAATTATAATAATCAGTTGATGAATTTCTTGTAGCATATGAATATTGCGGATTTTGAGGAATAGGAATAGGAATAGTAACAGGTTCATATCGTAAATTAATAGGTTTTAAACAAAAAGCATAACTACACGTATCAAAAAATAAAGTATTTTCTTCTAAATAATTATTAACAGATTGATAACACATTGCTATCATTTGACAACCATATACTCTACATAATAAACTACTAGGATTTTGTGGATTAACCGTATTATCAGGCAATACAATAGTCATATTTTTTTTATTATACTCGGTTAATTCTTGTACATCTGGATTATTTTTAATATCATAATAAGTATATTTTCTCACAAATGCCGAATTACTCGTTATATTTATATATTCTAACAAATCTTCATTTTGTAAAAATGAATTATTTGTTTTATCCACAATTAAAATAATTTTATTTTTAAATGAAAGTAAAGGAAGAGCTCCTAAATTAATACCAGAATTTTCATAACTATATTCTTTACCAAGCATAATAGAATCATATGATTTAAATATATTGGCTAAATTAGTATACATAGTTTGATTAGTACTTTGAATTCTTAAATGAATAATTAATGGATCAGTTGGATTCGGACACGTTCCTCCTGAAAATGCGTAATTACTAATTACACTCATTACACTAGAAAAAGTAACTGAATTAAATGTCTCTTTAACATAATAATCATCTACAGTACTTGTTGCAACAACCGGATTATTATCTATTGAATATATTTCAAAATCTACACATCTAACTCCTTGTTTTAATATCGCTTTTAAATTACAAATATTTACATAATCATTTTTATAATTACCTCCACTACATGCATTATAAGCGGTTTTAATATAATAATCATATAAATTACCACTACAATCAGGATCATTTGCAGATATCGATTTTATATTTCCATCAACACTAGAATATATCGTATTCATATAATTACATTCAGTATTTTCCAATCTAGCTAAATATATTGTATATATTATAAATATGATTATAACAATAAATATAAATGCCAAAATTATATAACTTTGAAAATTTTGACTTAAATTTTGTAATTTACTTAAAAATTTACTTGAATTTAAAGAAGTTGTTGTTTTTATATTATTTGTAAATGACTTGATATTATCTGAAATTGAATTTTGCATACTTTAATATAATATACTATTAATTATTAATAATATTATTAATAATATTATTAATAATATTATTAATCAATTAATAATTAAAAAATACATATAATATATATTAATTATGGCTGGAGGCTTAATGCAACTTGTTTCTCAAGGACAACAAAATATTATTTTAAATGGTAATCCTCAGAAAACATTTTGGAAATCTACTTATAAAAAATATACCAATTTCGGCAAACAAAACTTTCGTATTGATTATGATGGAACACCTTCATTAAGTTTAACTACTGAATCTACTTTTAATTTTAAAATTAAACGTTATGCTGATTTATTAATGGATACTTATATTTCAATTACTTTACCTAACATTTGGAGTCCTATTATGCCACCACAAGAAGTAATTAATCCTGATGGAACTATAACTTATACTGATTGGGCTCCTTATGATTTTCAATGGATTGAAAATATCGGTGCACAAATTATTAGTCGAATCACTATTAATTGTGGAAATCAAAAATTACAAGAATATTCAGGTCAATATATTTTAGCTTCATCACAGAGAGATTTTACTACACAAAAATTAAATTTATTTAATGAAATGATTGGAAATATTACTGAATTAAATGATCCTGCTAATTTCGGTTCTAGAGTTAATACATATCCTAATGCTTATTATACTTCTAGTCCAGCAGGTGCACAACCTTCTATTATGGGTAGAACCTTATATATTCCACTTGGTGCATGGTTTAATTCAGTTACAACACAAGCTTTCCCATTAGTCTCACTACAATATAATGAACTTCAAATTAGTGTCACTTTTAGACCTGTTAATGAATGGTTTACTATTAGAGATGTTATGGATTATACTAATAATTTTCCTATAATTGCACCTAACTTTAATCAATTTTATATGCAATTTTATCGATTTCTACAAACTCCTCCTGATCAAATATTAAGTTCTATTTCTTATGTAGATACCAGAACTTTATGGAACGCAGATATTAATTTAAATTGCACTTATTGTTTTCTCTCTAATGATGAATCTGAACTTTTTGCAAAAAATGAACAAAAATATTTATTTAAACAAGTTTATGAAAAACCATATTATAATATTACTGGACAAAATAAAATCGATTTAGATTCACTTGGAATGGTCATTAGTTGGATGTTTTATTTTCAAAGAAGTGATGTCAATTTACGTAATCAATGGTCTAATTATACTAATTGGCCTTATAATTATATGCCTCAAGATATTACACCTGCGTCTACTAATGGTGATGTTACTAATCCTGATTCAAATACTTCTTATCCATTACTCGGTCCTGGATTAAATACTGATGGAACTTTAAGTGGACTTTATATTACTGGAGTATATAATCCTCAAAATATACAATATATTTTAGTTGCTCTTGGTATTCTTCTTGATGGACAATATAGAGAAAATTTATTACCTGCTGGAGTTTATAATTTTGTTGAAAAATATGTCAGAACAGCTGGATTTGCACCTCTAGGGTTATATTGTTATAATTTTTGTCTTGATACGAATTCTCAAATTATTCAACCTTCTGGAGCTATGAATATGAGCAGATTTACTAATATTCAATTCGAATTTACTACCATCTCTCCACCTGTAGATCCATACGCACAAGTATTAACTATTTGTGATCCTAATACTGGTGATATTATTGGAATTAATAAACCAACATGGAGAATTTATGATTATAATTATAATATGTATTTAATTGAAGAGAGAACAAATATGGTGATATTTGTTGGTGGTAATGCTGGTTTATTATATGCTACTTAATTGTTGTTTTCTTCTCTCTTAATATTTTTATTTAATAAAAATATTAATAAATAAAATTACATATTTCATTCTCATTTTATTTTTATAATTTATATATTCTTAAATTAATATTCTAAAAATAATTTAAGAGAGAAAAAAATGTTCCATAAGGAACATTTTTTTTCTAAAGTTTATAATATTATTTTTCTATTTTTCTATTTTTCTATTTTTATAAATTTTTATAATTATTTTAAAACATCATAGTCATAATAAATTGCGTTAGAAACAAGCAATGTTTCAATTGAAAATGAATGTGTATTATATTCCTTATTATTTATAATTACTTTAACTGAATTCATATCATTAATAGTAATTATAAAATTATACACCATTTCCATTAATTCTTCATTATCTGGATGTATACCTACATTTAAATTTATATTTATACTATCTAATCGTGCAATATTATACATATTTGGAAATAAAGATAATACAGACGTAGAAGAATTACAATTTAATATTTTTAAACTTTCAGGTAATTCATCAGGTAATCCTATAATAAGCGTATTATTACAATGCAATTCTCTTAAATTAGGAGGAATCACACCTAAATCAGTAATAGAAGTGTTATTACAATTAATACAAACTAATTGTAATAATTCTAAAGAGAGATGTAATTCAGTAATAAGTGTGCTATTAATACATAATATTTTTATACTTTTTGGTATAACCGGACATAAATGAATATCATTCGCTCCACATTCTAAAATTTCTAATTCTAGTGGAAGTTCATCAGGTAATTTAACTAATTTATTTTTAAAACAAATTAATTCTTTTAATCGTGGAGGTAATCTATCAGGTAGTTCAATTAATTTATTTTTTTCACATTTTAAAAGTAATAAAGTAGAAGAAAGTTCAGGTAATTCAATTAAATTATTATTTCCACAATTAAATTCTACTAATTGTGGTGGCAAGGGTACCATAAATACCAAACTATTCTTCTGACATTCTAATATTAATAAAGTAGATGGAAGGTTAGGTAAATATTGTAATTTATTACCGCTACAATTAAATGATTGTAAATTATGTGGAAGTTCAATTGCTAATTTATCATAATTTTGACCAGATATATTTAAATTATAAATATTTGTAGTATTATTAGATAAAATCGAAAATAAATTAGTCATAGAACTATTATGACGATGAGTTTTTTTAAATCTTCCATATATATACAAATTAGTAAAATTATGTGAAAATACAATCTCTTCAGCACTTTCATAATTGTGTAATCTAATAACTTTAGTGATTACTTCCATTGTCTTTTTTGATTTTTTGAACGATTTTAACTTTAATAAATTATGTATTATTATATTATAAAAAAGTATTTCAATTTTTTTATAATTGAAATAATTTTAGATAAAAAAAATGTTCCATAAGGAACATTTTTTTATAAAGTTTATAATATTATTTTTATAAATTTTTATTTTTATAAATTTTTATTTTTATAAATTTTTATTTTTATAAAGTTATAATTCTATAGTGTAGTCGTGGTCGTCGTAATCATCAGGAGTCCATTTTATATCATATTTATTCTCATCAATTGAAAACATTGAATATAAATTGTATGTTAAAGTTTCATAAACAGGACAAAATCCACTATGATATCTGTGATATTCAATACAATATTGATCAAGTTCACGAATTTTATATATTCTAATTGAGGCATTTACATATAGATGTATTGTTAATTGTATATAATGAAAACGATCATCGTTATCTGGATCAAATTTAGGATATGGTTCAAATAATGGTTTACTATCAATTTTCCATGAAGAAGATCCATTATTTTGTTGTATTGAAAAAGTATAAGCTTTAGAATAATAATCTAAAACTGCAGTAATACAATTTTCTACTTTATTACCTAAAATATTATCTGTTAAAGTTAATGATTCTTCTTTTGTAATAATAAAATGACTAGGATGTAGTAAAAATGGTACTCCTCTAGGAATGAAAAATTGAAATGTAGTTGGGACATCAGTATATTTAATAAGAATATGATTATTTATTTGAAATGGACCAGTATCATCATCATCCATATCATAATCTTCAATAGAAGTTTTTTGTTCTTCATAACACCAATCATAATTATAACTTTTACCACACCATTCATTTTTACTTATTATATCAGTATCACCCTCATCAAATGATAATGAACCTTTAATTGATTTAATATCATCTTCTTGTGAATTTTGTGGTATTGAAGAATTATAATCTTCAATAATAATACCTTGATCTTGATCTTGACCTTGACCTTGAACCGAATCAATAATTTGATTTACCGACATTATCAACTAATTACTTTATAATTATATTAAAAAAAACATTTCATTTTTTTTTTATACTTATTTATTATTTTATAAATTTATAAATTATTTTATAAATTTATAAATTATTTTATAAATATATAAATTTTATATTTTAACTCCTATAATATCATATTTAGTATCATCTATTGAAAACATTAATTTAAAATCTTCATTTAAATTACTCCAAATAATGGAATTACATTTATTATTATTATATTTACAACATTCAATACAATATTGATTTATTCCATAAATTTTATATATTTTAATACTAAAATTTACATAAAAATCAGTTGTTTTATAATTTGGAAATGAAAGAAATAATGGTTCGCTATCAATGTACCAAGAATGATCATCACTTCTAAAAACATTAAAAGTATAAGTTGGGTAATATTTTACAAAATCATCAATATATTTTTCAAGCATATTACATATAATTGTATCAGTTAAAATATCAGATTCTTTTTTTGTAATAATATAATAATTATCTCGAATAAAATTGGTAAATCCTATAGGAACAACACGAGTAACTTTTGTATCTTTATGTAAAAATTCGTGATATGGATTTTCTTTAGGTAGAGTATTTAAATGTTCTTTATGTAGTGGAGTGTATAAATCTTTATGTGAAGTTTTTAAATGTGGAGTGTCTAAATGTGGAGTGTCTAAATGTGGAGTGTCTAAATCTTTATGTGAAGTTTCTAAATGTGGAGTTTCTAAATGTGGAGTTTCTAAAAATGTATGTGTATCAGTTTTCTCTGAATGTAAAACTTTAACTTTATCTCTCTGTATTTTTTCACCTTGAATTAATTTCAAACAATAATTATAATAAAAACATAAATCATTTGAATCTTCAAGTGAAACATCGAAAATACTTTGAAATGATCCCATTGTTACTTACTTTAAAATACTTTATATTTAAAAATAAAAAACATTTCAATTTTTAAATTAATTGAAAAAAAATTTTTAATAATTTAATTTAAAATTATAAAATTTTTAATAAATTAATATATTTAAAATTGTATAAATTTATAAATTTTTATTCTTTTAAAAATTCTTCATCAGGGTTTAAATTATAATTAGTATAATCTAGAGAAAACATTGATTCTAAATTCTCATTTAAAATATCCCATAATATACACCCTATTTTATAATGAAATCTATGACGTTCAATACAATATTGATTTAGCTGACTAATTTTATATATTTTAATTGAAAAGTTTAAATATAAATCTACACTATCAACATACCACGAATGAGTGCCATCTCTAATAATATTAAAAGTGTGTTGATTTGAAGAATAATAATTTAAAATTGAATTAATACAATTTTCAATTTTATCACATATAAGTTGATCAGTTAAAGCGTATGATTGTTCTTTTGTAATCATAAGAGTATCATACCATTCTGGTAGTGCTGTAGGAACATAATATATTTTATTTATAGTTTGATTTTCTGGTTGTTGAATATAATTTTCAAATACTTTTAGATTTTCATCAGCAGCAACATCATCATCAATATTAAAAGGTGTTTCATTAATTAAACTAGAATATATATCAAACCATCCTGATAATAATTGTAATGTATTTTCAAATTCATTTTCAGGTTGAAAGAACTCAATTTCATATGAATTAATTGTTGACATTTTCTTTTTTTTTCTAGAGAAAGATCTGGGAACTGAAGTGCTTTATATTTAATTTTAAAAAGTATTTCAATTTTTTTTTAAATTAAATATATGCATTAGATGCCAATGGTCCATTTTCTTCAAAATTACCTGTTAAACTATATCTTTTTGAATAATTAGACATATATTGAAGATTTGGCGATTTATATCTTTTATTAAAAATATATTCTCCTTCTTTAAAATCATTATACCATGTATTTATACCTAAATTAGGAGAATAAGGTTTAGAAAACAAATTATTAGTAATAATTCTTTCTTTAGTTCCAAAACCTGATGTTAAAGAAGAATATTGTGGAGTAATTCCTAATGTTAATTTGCCTGCATCATTATCTCCAGGAATAACATTATTATTAGTATTAGTATTTGAAGATGGATTATATGGTTGACAACCAGGACAATCTATATCTGTAAAACATTGTTGATTAGTTATAGCACATCTAGAAGATGGATTACAAAAATTACTACAACTAGATGTATTTGTTAAAGGTAAATCAACTGTATGACTGGTTTTTTCAGTGGTAAAATATTCTATCATAATATAATTATTAGATATATATTTCATCCATATAAATATTATTATTAATAAAATTAAACTTATTAAAGATAAGAAATTAATAAAAGATTGATTTGAAATATTTCTCATATATTATATTATAAATAAAATAATATAATATAATATCAATTAAGTATTTTATTAATAATATAACAAATTTTTATATTATTAAAATATAAGTAATGTCAGATGCAATTAGTATGTCAACTACTAATACAACAATTATTGATAATAAAAAAAAATCAACCTCTACCTCTAATAATATGTCTAATTATTTAACGTTTGTTAAAAAAATCGCTCGTATAATAATATATGTAATTATATATTTCGTAATTGGAAGTTTAATGTTATATTGTTGTAAAATTAGTCAAGCTAATATATTACCTACAAGCAAACCTTATGATCAAACACCAACAGGTGATGATATAACTATTTTTAATTTTAAAGATAAAAAATCTATGAAAATCAGTTTTCCTTCTGGTCAAACTAATACATTAATTGATTTTTTTAGTAACTATACAACAGATAATTCCAATTCGGGAATAAAATATTTTGCTACTATATTAATTTCTTCAATGAGTTTTAATTATTCAGTATTAAATGAAAGTTTTAATTTTTTAAATCAATTACCTGAAATGGTAATATTATTATTAGGTCCTATACTTATGATTTTAATATCAGTTATTTTATTTATAATGAATGAATTTTATTTTTGTTATTTATGGTTTATTAAATTATTTGATTTTAGTTGGAAATTAGTGAATTTAATTTATATTTTTTTATTTGTTATGTTATTTTTTTTAATATTTCCTATATTATTATTAATACCAATAATTATATTTGTTGTGTGTTTATTTTCGTTATTTACTTATAATTCTGTTTTAAATAATACAGATGCAACATCTATCACTATAATTTCAAATGTATTTAAATATCATAAAATTTTAATTATTAGCACAATATTATTATTTATGTTGTCAACGTGTTTATCTACTATAGGGATAACTGAAACTATATTTTTATTATTAACTATAATATTAATATATTTTAATGTAATACCAATTCATTTATTTCAATCAATTGAACCAGATCCATCCATTACTCTTATTCCAACATCAAAGAAAAACGTTCAATATAAAAGATCCGGTGATATGAGTGGTGGTGGTCGCAGTTCTAATAGAATAAGTGCAAATAATTTTAAAAGAAATTTAATAAAAATAACTAATAAAATTAATAAAAATAAATAATAAATTAAAAGAACATAATATTATTATTATTTTTATTAAATACTTAAAGTATTAATTATTATAATATTAATTATGAAAAATAAAAAATCATCTAAAATATTGAAACCATTTGTAAGTGTATGTACACCTACATTCAATAGAAGACCTTTTATTGAAACAATGATAAAATGTTTTCAACATCAAACATATCCAAAAAATAGAATGGAATGGATTATTATTGATGATGGAACTGATAAAATTGAAGATTTAATCACACATATTAAAGAAATCAAATATTTTAAATTTGATGAAAAAATGACTTTAGGTAAAAAAAGAAATTTATTAAATCAAAAATCAATAGGAGATATTATTGTTTATATGGATGATGATGATTATTATCCTCCAGAAAGAATAAGTCACGCTGTTGAAATGTTACAAAAAAATCCATCCGCATTATGTGCTGGTTCTAGTACAATGTTAATTTATTTTAAACATATATCTAAAATGTATCAATTTGGACCATATGGTTTAAATCATTCAACTGCTGCAACATTTGCTTTTAGAAAAAAATTATTAACTCAAACTAGTTTTAATGAAGTTGCATCAGTTGCTGAAGAAAAACATTTTTTAAAAAATTATACTATTCCATTTGTTCAATTAGATTTTAAAAAAACAATTTTAGTTGTATCACACGATCATAATTCATTTGATAAAAAAATATTATTAAAACAACTTCCAAATCAATTTATAACTGAATCTAAAATATTGACATCTGATATAATAAAAGAACCTGAAATATTAAATTTTTTTATGAATGATGTTGATAAATTATTAGAATTATATGATCCTGGAAAACTAGAATATAAACCTGATGTTATTAAACAAATAAAAGAAATGACAGAAACTAGAGAGAAATTACAGAAAGAACAAATGTTAAAACAACAAGAATATCAAAATATAATACAACAACCAAATAATAATAATAATAATAATAATAATTATATAATACAACAATTGAGAAATGATAATAAACAATTACAAGAAAAAATAGAATATTTGGAAAATAAAATCACAAGTATAATTACAAAAATTAAAAATCAAAAATTAGAATCATCTAATATAATAGAAATTAAAACAGATTCTAAAACAGAAATAAAAACAGAAATAAAATTAGAATTATCTAATATTATTGAACCAACTATAATATATAAATTATAGAGAGAAAAATAAGAAGATAATTTGATAATATATATAATAAATATACTTAAAGATATATAATAATTATATATATCAAATACAGTAATCGCAAATGACAGACTATGAATATCTCCTTGATGATGATTTTTCTTCGTGTAACAATGACAATTATAAAAATGAAATTAAATATGAAGATAATGGATATAATTCAGTAAATCGTATTATAAATAAAAAAAAAGTTACAATACAATTTTATACATCTAAAGGTAAAGATACTAATATTAGAAATGCAGAAACTGGAGATTTTTTTATAAGAAATCAAAAAACAAAATTTAGAGAAACTTATTATAAAGTAGGATCCAGCGATGAAGATTTATTTTATAAAGTTATGTTATCAACAGGTGAATGCAAAAGTAAAAATGGTTCTAATACTATGTTTTTTTATTCTCCACATCATTATATGGATCATTTTAATTGTGAGTTAGATGAAATTCATATTACAAATTGGAAATTAAAATATAATGAACGCATTAAAGTTATTGAAAGTATGAATAATAATAATAATAATAATATCAGTAATAATAATATCAGTAATAATAATATAAAAAAATATATAAATAAATATATAGATAATTAATATAAATAAATATATAGATAATTAATATAAATAAATATATAGATAATTAATATTATTCAATTATTATATAATAATTGAAATACTTATCATTAATAAAATAACGTAACTATACAATAATATTTATTTATAATTAAGTATTTTAAAATTGAAATACTTAATTATAATCTTCACTGATCGCATCATTCTCATTATCATTCTCATATTCTTCAATTTCTTTATCAATTATACCTGTTGCATTTTCTTTAATATATTTTTCAATATATCTATATATCCTATTTATATCAAGTTTACTTATTTCATTATTTTCTAATAAATTTATTATCTCATTTTCATCATTATTATTTTTTAAATAAACAAAATAACCAAATAAATCTTTCTTATCCATTGATAATTTTTGACATAATTTTTGAATAAATAATGAATTATTATATTCTGTCGAATACTTTGTTAATACTTTGGTAAATCGTATCTCATCTAATTTATGTTTTTCTTGTAATTCAATACAATCGTGAAACATTTTATTATTTTTAAATGTTTTTATTAAAGAACTCATTTCATTAAATTGCCAAATCTGTTTTTGAAATGTTATTCTATCTATATAATCCGCAAAACAAATATTTTCCAATTGATTTATATAAAAAGGAATCGATTTACTTTTATCTATATTTAATACATCTATTATATTTTCGTGCCACAATAAACCTATACTTGTTCTATCTGTTTCATTCATTAAATTATTATGTTGATTTATTAAATAATAATTACTTATTAATTTATGTGTAATCTTTTTTGTATCATTACTATATGATTTCATTTGTAATAAATTATTTATTATATTATTGTTAAATAACTC